CATTTGCACTAAGTTCGGGATAGGATGCTCTTCTAAAGAATCGTACGATGCGAATAGCATCGTTCGCCTCGCTCTCACTCTGAGGAATCATAGAGAACGCAAACGAGAACGATCTCATCTCAGGAGCCTGGAACATCATATACTCACGAGGATTTTGAGTCTTACCCTCTGCTCTGCTCACGCGATTCTGAATCTCACCACCCAGGGCACTCGATGTAAGAACGCCAGTGAGAGCACCACCGGCGATTCCACCTCCTACTGCACCCGCTGCACCGGCGACCGCCGCACTAACTCCAGAAATGTTCTGTTTTGCAACATCCGCTATCTGTTGAGGGGTAATATCGGTGATCGACCCATCGGCAAATCGATCGATGGCGTATCCAACCAGACCACCTTCGGCAGTCTCGTATCGAATGGAGTCTGACACAGAGTATCCCGCCGGTACATAGAGTGTTGCAGACTCACCCGTAGGATTTGAGCGCAGCGCACTTCCAAGATTGTCGTATACCGGTCTCTGGGTTGAGAACGTCATAAACGGTGTTGTGTCGACTGCAAGATCCTGAGGATACCTAAGGTCGACCACTCCGGTGTGACTCTGCTCTCTTCTTTGAAGGTCTGATATCGCCATAGGAGATAAATAACTCGATGTAAACTAATAGTACTCGGTTATTTATATGGCTTACCGTGGTAAATTCACACCAAAACATCCGGAGAAGTATATCGGTGACGTTAAGAATATCGTCTATCGATCACTCTGGGAGAGAAATACCTTTCGTTGGATAGACACAAGTACATCGATTCAATACTGGGTATCAGAGGAATGCGTGATACCCTATGTCTGTGAGACTGACAACAAGGTTCATCGATACTATATGGATCTTTGGTTTCAGACAGTCAAGGGAGACACGTACATCGTTGAGATCAAACCTAAGGGTCAGACTCAACCTCCTAAGACGCCTAAGCGCAAGACGCGTCGATACATTAAGGAATCGCTTACATACGTTAAGAATCAGAGTAAGTGGAAGGCGGCATCGGAGTTCGCTCTTGATCGCGGTTGGAAGTTTGAGGTATGGACCGAAGATACACTCAAATCACTTGGAATTAAAATCATTAAGTAATATTATATATTCCCTGCTCGCCGACAACTATATTATTATATCACAGAACTTTGATTCTGTAAATTGCTCTTTGATAGTATAAATAGATCAGAACTACTTGAGAGGAAGGACGTAAATGTCACTCTTTACAGAACTACAAGCGGCGGCCTTCCGCGAGGGACTCAATCCTCGTACAAAGAAGGCGCGCGAGTGGTTTCGCAAAAAGGCTCGCGGACTCACTGATGTTAACAAGTTGGATCTTATATCGGACGATCGACTGACGCAGAGAAACGCGCCGCGCCCCGGTAAGATGTTTATGTTCTTTTATGATCCGAAGACAAAAGAACAGCTACCGTACTACGATACGTTTCCTTTGATTCTATACGTCGAGTCTGCACCGGGTGGATTCTATGGCATGAACATGCACTATCTGCCGCCACCGGCTCGAGCAAAGCTGTTTGATTCTCTGCTTGAGACAGCGAATAATAAAAAGTATGATGACTCGACGAAGTTAAACATCAGTTATTCAATACTCAAAGGAACCGCAAAGTATTCTGCATTTCAACCGACGTTCAAACGATATCTGTCGGGATACGTAAAGTCCAAAGTCGTCGAGGTCGATGCACCCGAGTGGCCGATCGCACTCTTTCTTCCGACCGAATCGTTTAAGAAGGCGGGAACGAGAACCGTGTGGTCCGACTCAAGGAAAATGATCTAACATGAGTAGCATAGACGAACTTAAAGCTACGTTCTCTGCAGGGTTTGCTCGGTCCAATCGTTATCGTACCTTTTTCGAGAGTACGGAATACGATCCACGTGCTCTTGATGTTATGTGCGATTCTGTAACGTTGCCGGGTCGTCAGATCTTTAGTGAGGATGTAACGACGTCTTTGAAACAAAAACAGATAGCATATCAATTTGGTAATGAAGATGTATCGATTTCGTTTCTTTTAACTAACGATTGGACCGCCTGGGACTTTATCTACGATTGGCAAAAGACGATCGTTATTGGTATAGACAATCTTACGGAGTTTAACGTTGGGTTCAAGGAAGAGTATGTCAGGGATATACTGATTGAACATTTGAACTCTCAGAACGAAGTAATGAAACGATTTAGGCTAATGAATGCCTATCCCACACAGCTCGACTCGATTGAACTTAGTAATGGTTCCGAGAACGAAGTGATACGTGTAAACGCAACCTTTGCATATGACAACTGGAAACTTGACGGAGAATAATTATGGCTCTTCCTAAACTAAATGCTCCTAGCTATGAACTGACGATTCCCTCTCTGAACAAGACGATCACATATCGACCGTATCTTGTTAAAGAGGAAAAGATTCTTATGATGGCCATGGAATCGAACGACGATCGTCAGATGATTCGAGCAATCAAGGACGTGATCTCTGCGTGTACGAACGATACGGTCAACACGGGTCACATCACTATGTTTGACATGGAGTACATCTTTACACAACTTCGATCAAAGTCGGTCGGTGAGACCGTTCAAGTATCAATGAAGTGCGAGGAGTGCGAGACGGCAAACGAGGTTTCGATCGATCTTAATGATGTTCGTGTATCGAGCACAGAGGAGGTATTCGATACGATTGATCTCACCGATACGGTCGGCGTAAAAATGAAGTATCCCTCGGTCGATTCGGTACTCAACTCACGAACCGATCAGAATTCTAATAACGTTGAGAAGATCTTTGGTCTACTTATTGAGTGTATCGATTCGATCTACTCTGGCGAGGAGATCTTTGATGCGTCATCACAATCACGGCAAGAACTTTCTGAGTTCATCGAGTCTCTCAACTCTGAACAGTTCGCGCGTGTACGTAAGTTCGTAGAGAACATTCCTGCGACGGAACTTCCGGTTTCGTTTCAGTGTACGAACTGCGGACATAAGAACGACACGACACTTCGAGGTCTGGCAAATTTTTTCGGATAGCCCTTTCTCACGATAACCTTGTGAATCACTTTAAGACGAACTTTTCAATGATGCAGCATCATAAGTACAGTCTTACTGAGCTTGATGAAATGATACCGTGGGAAAGGGAGGTCTACATCACGATGCTTGTGGACCATATTCAACAAGAGAACGAAAAGCTCCGACATAAGGGCACACGGTAGACATGGATAAGATTTCAGACGTTACTCAAGAACTGCAGGCTCTAAATCAAATCACTGCGCTCAACAACGAAGAGCTTATTGGTATCGGCGCATCGCTCGAAACCATTAGTTCCGATGTATCGAGTCTATACGGAATGCTGCTTGATACATCATCGAGTTCTCTTGAGGAACGTCGTGAACAGAAGCGCCAGAACGAACAGATGCTGGCGGCGCTGCAGGGACAACCCGGCGGAGGTGCAACCGAAGGTTCGACAGGAGGTGACGAAGAGGACGGCGGGAGTGGACTGCTTGGCGGTCTAGGACTTGCCGGTGCCGGTGCTGGAATTGGCGCAGCGGGTTTCGGCGCTCTTCTAGCCGGAGGAGGTTTTCTTCTCGATAAGATGATGGAGATCGACGGTGAACTGATTAAACAGAACGTTGTCGCACTGTTATCCATACCAGAAGAGGTATCCGGCGGTTCACTAGGATTCCTTGCCGAAGGAGGCGCATTCGGTGTCGCTATGACTGGTCTTGGTGTGGGCCTTGCTGCCTTTGCTCTGGGATCTGGTGTCGCCGCCGCAGTTAACTATTTTACCAAGGACAGCAACTTTGCACAAACCGTCAAAGAGAATGTGAAAACACTTCTCTCGATTCCTGATGCCATCGGCGGTAATCTCAGTATGTTGGCCAAGGGTGGTACATTCATCGCCGCAATGACGGGTCTCGGTATTGGCCTTGCAGCATTCGGTGTTGGATCCGCCGTTGCCGGTCTATCAGACGCACTTAATAGTTTTATGAATCCCGACTTTGCTCAGTCGATTAAGGATAACGTCATAACGCTGTTGTCCATATCAGATGTGGTCGGAGGAATCGGTGGAGCTCTTATGAAGGGCGGTACCTTCTTTCTCGCTATGACGGGAATCGCCGCTGGTCTCGCAGTCTTTGGTGCAGGTTCGTCAGTTGCTGGTATCGGTGGTGCGATCGCAGACTTTCAGAATCCGGCATGGGCGCAGTCGATCAAGGACAATGTAATTACACTGATGTCGATCGAGGATGCTCTTGGAGGCAAGCTCGCGGCGTTCGGCGAGTCGGGCACATTCTTAGCGATTATGACTGGCATTAGTACTGGTCTTGCTGTATTCGCAACGGGTCAGGCGGCAACGGGTATCGCTCAGACTATCAGTAGCAAAGACTGGACTCAGACACTGAAGGCAAACGTAGCGTCTCTCTTGTCAATCACTGATATGCTCGATGGTGGTGGAGAGGATTCCAAGGCCGGCAGATTTGCGGCGGGTATGGCAAAGATCGCCGCAGGACTTCTTGCCTTTACGGGTGCAAAAGCAATCGGAATGCTCGGATCGGTAGGAGAAAAGGTTCTTGGATTCTTCGGAGCCGACTCTCCCTTTGATCAGATCATGGATGTCGCTGATAACTCCAAGAAACTAATGCGCGGTGCAAACGCGATTGAAAAGATTGCGAATGCATTAAACAAGTTTAGTTCTATCGAGGTTTCTGCTGGAGACTTCGACTTTGAGAAACTTGCACAGAATCTTGGTCGATCAATTCCGTTAATTCAAAAGTTATCACAGGGTGGTGTATACGATGCGGGTTTCTTCGGTGGAGCTAAGATCGATTTTGGTGCCGGTCTTCTTGATCCATCACTTAAACTTGACGAACTTGCTAAGCAAGTCGCAAAGGCTAACTTTGTTCTGGGTCGATCAACCACACCGCCGAGTTCCATTGGGCAAGACTCTGGCGAAGCCTCGGGCGGTGCCGGAGTCAAGCCACTGAGTACCGATCGTAGACCCAGCGGACAGCTTGGTATGGCAGCAGAAGAGAAGCAGGCTCTTGAGTCAGAACGGAGTAATGGTGCCGGAGGCGGTAACGTCAACGTTCAAAACAACTCGTCGACCAACGTAACGAATAACAGCTCGAATGTAGTGAAACCTCTAAACGGGCCGACGAGACCACCACGATCAGCAAGAGACGTTCAGTTTGCGAACGACTTCTAGTTCTATATAACATAAAACCCCTCCGTGCAGAGGGGTTTGGCTTCTTATATTGCCTTAGGCAATCGACCCGAGCTTAACTCACTTCTGGCGTAAGCCTGGTCTTTCTTGTACTCTACCCGCGTCCATGTTTGGAGAGCAGAATCTTTCGGTCTTGTTGGACTGATTGACACCGCTTCCATCAGGACACGACCAAATGAATCTACATTGATCATGGTTCTCTCCTATTGATGTAAAACGATGCTTTTTAAGGCGAGCGCCCCTGTCTTTCCCAGGTGCCAGGTCCAGAACTGATCTTGCCGGGTATATTTATACAAAAAACCCCTCCGTTGCAGAGGGGTCAAGACACTTTTTATTGTTTTATTTTTATTATTAGATCGGCGGGATAGTTAGTCCTGAGCAGCTAACTTAGCGAAGTAGCTCAGAGTGTCGTCGTCGCCTTCATCATCATCATCATCACTATTACCAACGGATGGTGTGGGCGCAGAGGTTTCTACGGCACTCTCAGAGGACTTAAACGATGGACCACTCGATGTCTCGTCCAGTGAGATCGACTCTGCCGTCGTTAGTGTGTCCTCCGAACCCTCGCCGAGTACGCGATGCAGCTTAGTCTTGAGTTCCGAGTACGACTTATAGTTCTTCTCGTCGTTGAACTCCTTGAGTGAGTACATACGATTGTACACACCCTCGAGTTCATCGTCATCACCACCGAGCAGTGGGGACTGTGATGCGAACTCAGAC